TAATTCTTCCATCAGAAGCTTTAGAGAGATTTGTGTATTTCTCTAAAATGTTTCCTGCAACTCCAGTCACCGCTCCATCATCATCAACAATAACTACGTGTAATTCATCATTTTTACCACTTCTTTCTAGGGAATACTGGGAAGTTCCTGGTTTTTGTGCAATAGATGACCAGTAAACTGTTGAGTTTGTTAATCCTAAAGTTTGTTGTGAATACCAATCAGAAACTGTTGCAGAAGTGTATGTTTCGGTTCTGATTCCGGAAGAATTGGAAACATAAATTGGAGCAACAGTTGTTGGTGAAAGTGATTGAATTGCAGATGTTTGGGAATAATCAATCTTTGTGATAGTTCCATCAGAAGCGATTCTATCAACAATTTTAACAGAAACACTTCCAGTTCCAATATTGGTGATTAAACCTCTAATTGTTCCAGTAAATGTTGTTGTTGTTCCTGCACCAGTTGCATAAACTACATTTGAAACTGCTTGTGTGACTGCATATCCAACTTGAATTGCACTTCCAGTTAATGCAGTTGTTACATCGCCAGTACTGACAGTTACTGCGATTGCAACAGTATTAAGTGATGCTGGGCTAATTGTAAGTGAACCTTGTCCGTTCGAAGTTGAGACAATTCCTGCAACAACAGTATTTGCTGCAAAAACTCCCCCAATTGCGGATCTTACTGACTGTCCTGTAGCGATTCCTGCGGTTGTGACTCCAGTAATTGTAACTGTGTTTGCTGCGACAAATCCGTATGTGCTTGCTGCTTCTGTATAAGTCTCTACAGAAGTTGCAGAGGTTGACACACCACTGATGATTTGGTCTGCGCCATTATCAATTACACAGACTTTTATGCCATTTGCCCAAGTACCTGGATTCTTTGCTGCCCACTTCCAGCTTGTATCATTTTTGTGATATGTATCGTAATCTTCAAAATTTTGAATATTTAGTGTTGTTGAAGCAACAGAAACACCAGCATTAGCATTATTTAAAAGGGATGAATTGCATCTAATAACATTTAGTGAACCACCATATGAGAGGTAGTTTGATGCGCTTAACCAATATTCGGATTGACCATCTGTAGAAACTGGCTTTCCGAATAACTCTATAAGCTCTTGCTCACTAGTTACTAGTGTTGGAGTATTTACTGGTCCTCTAGAAAATGGTCCAGCGATTGCTCCGACCAAATCGTTACCAGCATCAACTCTTCCAATAGTTAAATCAACTTCCCTTATTTTGACGCCTGGTGATGCTAAATTTAACGCCATTTGTTTTCCCCTTAAAGAAATTCATTTTGTCTATCATTATTTATAAATTAGGTAGTTTACAATGGGGAAACTGTACGTGAACAATTACCAGTCAGGATATTCCCACTTTCTAATATCTTTATAGTTATGTTTTCTATTTTTTTGAATTCTTTTTATTGTGCAGGTTTTACACTCATATGAATATGATGATGATAAAGTTCCTCTATCACTTCTAGTTAAATAAAACCCATCTATTAAATCTTTCGTTTCTCCACACACTCTACATTTTCTTTCGGATAGAAATAAGTGTTCTCTTTCAAATTGCTCTTCTATGTCCATTATCTGTAATCCCACATATATGCCATATCTCCATATTCATCTGTATACCATCTATCTCCTTCGGAATCTACAAAAGTAGTCTCTGAAGAAAGACCATCGCTAATAAAACCAAATGGTGCCATATCTTGTTCTATTTGGTCTTTTTGTTCCTCATATATTCTTTTTCTGACATCATTATCCGTCATCTCTTTAAAATAGTCTTGGACAACCAACCAAGAAAATATTACAAGACACATTGCCAAATCATCATTACACCCTTCTTCTGCTTCAAATGATTGATTTCTTTGTATAAAAGTCGTTAACTCACTAATAATATCATAATCTTTAATTAACAATTTATCATCTTCTATGATTGTTTTGAGGTTTGAGCATCCAATTTTCTTAACTGTCTTTGACATTTTTATACCAAGTTGAGATTTCTTTCCAGAGAAACCTTGCCCAACTAATTGCCCTGCTCTTCCTCTCATAGAGCACATTAAGATATTATCATATTCCAAATCGAAGTGTAGTATACTTGAAACTTGCTCCCCAATATCATTGACCTCAACTAAAACAAATGCTTTATTATATGATTTTGCTACATCATTTATTATATTTGGAAATAGCATAGGCTTTATTTCATTGTTCTTATATTTTGCAACAACTCTATATGGGAATGTAGTTATATCAAAAACAATAAAAGCAGAATAATCATTACTCATTCCCCTAGAAACATCAACTGTCATTAAATAACTGTTTCCTTCAATTGGATTTTCATATACATCCAATCCCTTATTTCTTTGAATTGGGTCGTCATAAACCATCATCCTTAGTTTTGACGGAGCAATGAGAGTATCGACCGAACCCAAAAATTCGCACTCAAACTCCTGAGTGAACTGTCGTTCCGATGTATTTCTGATTGTCTCTTCTTTCCAGGCAGCATCTCTACCAGGAACAGCACTCCAGTGAACTTCAAGGGGAATATATCCATTCTTTCCTCTCTCGGCGTCATGCCAGAGTTTATAGAACATATTCATCCCGTTTGGAGTGGAGATGATAATAACTTTGGTTGATTTACCAGAAGAAATAGTAGGATATACAGAACTAAAGAACTGTTCTGCAATGTGATTTGGAATGAACGCAAATTCGTCCAGGAAGATGATATTGAATGAGTTTCCTCGGACAGCAGATGATGAGGTAGATGCTGCTACAATTTTGCTGCCGTTTTCAAGTTCAAGTGAACCTTTGTTCCAAGAACCAACACCTTGCTGCAACCACTTTGGTAAGTTTTCATAAGAGAGTTGAAGTCTTCCCAAAAGTTCTCTTGCAGTCTCTGCTTTGTTTGCAAGAATAGCAATTCTTATGTTATCATTAAACAAAGCATAATGAAGCAAATATGAAACTACCGTCGTAGATTTACCAGTCTGACGAGGTAGTTTTGCAATATTAAATCTATTATTGTGGAAGTTTGAAATGAGTTCCTTCTGGAAATCATACATTTCAAAGGGAATTAAACCTTCATCAAGAGAAACAATCTTGACGTAGTTCATTGCAAAGTAAACTGGGTCATCTTTGCATCTTAAATACTCTTGAATTTGTTCAGAGGTAAATTCAATCTCGACATTTTCTGCCTTTAGATTGGGATTTCCCTTATAATGTTTATCAATCATAAATTGTCAATTCTTAAATTTGCCAGTGTTTCTTGATATTTTAAGTGAAGTTTTACGTAAGATTTTGCAATATTTTTAACTTGGTCAATATTTTCGCAAGAATCAATTTCTCTTGCAATTCTTTCGTATTCAAAATTCTTTGTTAAATTTTCAAGAACAATTTCATTTGGGTCCATTTATGTCTCCAGTAAATAATAAAGGTTGTGTTGGGTCTTTAATTGAAGGTCTAAACGAAAGAACCTTAGCATCTGGATATATTTTGCATATCTCATAAGAAACTTGTTCTTTCGATGGCTTTGTAAATTGTGGAAAGAACATTTGAACTCCCAAGTATTTACCTCTCCATGTTAGCAGAATACTATACGTCTTGCCACGAGACTGTATCTTTGTATAGTTTTCATTCACATAACTCGACTTAAGTGGTTCTGGTTTGATTACATCAAAGAACTCATATTCAGTTGCTTTGAAATCTTCTCTCCAGTTAGAGTAATCGTAAGATTCTTTCTTAGTCTTATTTCCCCAATTCTTTGCACCAACCTTACGGCACTTAACTAAAGCACCAGAAGCATAAGCAGAAGGCCAAACCTTATAACGAGATTTTACCTTTGAGTAGCAAGCATCTTTTTCTTCTGTCATCTTATTTTGAGATGCTTGCTGTTTGATGCGAGCATCTTTTGCACTTTTGGTTGCTGCTTGTCTCTTCAAATCAGTTGCCAAGTCTGTTGCAAGTTTCTCATATGCTGCTTGTGGTTTTGGCATACCAGTCATTAATGGATTGCTACTTTCTGTAGCAATCATCTTTGCTTTTCCTTCTCTATCTGGATTTGGGTCCTGACGATTCTTACGTTCAAATGCTTTTTGCTCCTCATCATCGGAGAGTGCTGCCTTCATTTTACTGGAACCACACTTTGGTTTTGTGGTTTGTCCTGGTTGCTTGGCACAGGGTTTTCCCGCATATTTACCACCCAGTTGAACCCAACCAGGGGTGCCATCAGAAGCACGACTCTTAGTAAACCAGTCACGCAAAGAACTATCACCACTTTTCGATTCATTCACTTTCTCCATTTTTTTGAGTTTTGAATAGTAATTTGGCAACTCTTCTAAATGTTGAAGAGCAATCATTCTTGCCATTCTCTTATCCCCAGTATGCTCCAGTTCTACTTTAATTCCTAATTTTAATTCTGGTTCTAAAGTATCAAGAGAAATTTTATGCTTCTTCGCAATCTCCTCTGGGGACATATACTTTTTGATAGGTCCCTTTGGGTCAGTTGCTTCTAGAAGAAATTGTGAAAAAGTTTTCATTCTAAGAATAAGTTCTCTACTTATTATTTAGAATCTTCTGCCGATTGAAGATTTTGCTTAAGAAGTTTTTGAAGTTCTGCTGTAGAACCAACAAACATAGTATTATTTGTGACGCTTTTTGGACCTTTCACTTCTTCTTCTTTTAACTTCTTCATTTTTTGCTGAAGGTCTAAAAGTTTATCAGTAGTATCGGCAACATTTTTAATTAATTGACCAGCAACTTCATATGCTCTTGGACTATCACTTTGTTGTGCTAATTCCATTATACCGTCAATGGCTTCTTGTCCCTTTTCAATTAATGAATATAAATTTCCTCTAGTATACTCATAATCTTTTTCTGGGTCTTCTTGTGATTTTTCTATTTCTATAGTTTTTTCTTTTTTTATTATTTCTGAGCTTACTACTTCTGCGGAAGAGTCTAAAGATTGGGTTATTTTATCAAAAGAGTTTTTCATAAGGAAACATCAGTTGTTTTTGTTGTACTATAAACTTTACCATCACCAAAATCAAAATAATCTTCATTAAATCCAAAATCATCACCATATTCAATTAATTCATCGTCTTGTGCATTAACTGCATTAATAACATCACCCTCATAGTGCTCTGCTGGTTGTGTTCCTTCTTGCGCTCTTCTTACTGTAATCTTATTACCATCTATATTTTTAATATACATAAGTTCCTCATCAATCATAATATAAGTATCCTGAACTAAAGCTGAGGAATCTGAAACATCAAATGCTATTATGGATTCATTGATATTATCTGCTAAAGTTGTTGCAGAGTCATCGTCGTAATCCTTTAGTGCTCTTGGAGTAGCAACATATCTCAATTGTCTACTTGTATTTCTTACATTAGTTGATGTATGGTAATCAATTTGGACTTTCTTAATTAATCCGTCTGTGGAGTTGGCGATTGGTCCAAATAGATATGTTTTTGCCGTAAAATTTAATGTGTATACTAAACTTCTTCTTTCTTCAAATGAACCTTCATAATTATCATTCATTTGAATATTTTCCAAAATCATTGGAATATCTCTTTTTTCGCCAATTGATGATGCCAAATCTACAGTCAGCGTGAAATGAGGTTGAAAAAATGGCAAAATTTGCTCTATAATCTGGAGCATGTCATCATTATACTTTGCTATAATATTAAGTTGTATACCAATATTATAAGGAACTGGCATGTATACCTTTATCTGCTCTCCACCTTCCTTTTTGACTGCTTTAAACTGTTGCATTGTAGAAACTTTTCTACCTGCATCATATTGTATTGATGTCAATTCAAATGACATTCTTGGAAGAGTTAATGCAACTCTTTTCTTCAAATCTGGTTTTTGTTCAAGTCTAGCAAGGAACTTTTGAATTGGTCCATATGCAATAGGGACTTTAATCATACTAGCATCGGACCCATCCTCTTCCTGATGCTTAATGTATACTTGATTAAATAATGTTCCAAATGAAATAATGGTCTTTCTTATTATTTCATGATAACTATAAGTCCCAAGCATTTTTTTATATTATATACTATTAATTAATTATTTAGTATGTACCAAATGGATTTTTCTGCGAAAAATCTAATATTTCATTTGCTTCGTTTTGAATTGGAATATTTTCCGCATAATCATCATATTGGTCATAAGTATCTACCGAAAATACTTTATAATTTGCTGAAGAACCATTTGCGGTAGTGCCCATTCCAACTATATTTTCTCCAAGAGCAAAATCTCCATCTATGATAGAAAGTTTAAGGGTCTTTGTAGTTGCATCCCAATCTTTAACCCTAGCGGTTGTTCCTGTTTTACTTCCAGTGACAACTTCATTGAATTTGTAATCTCCCGTTCCAAATCCAACTATAGGAGGTTCTATAGTAATAGTCGGCGCTTGAGTATATCCTGCCCCTGCATTTGTAAATCTTATAGCGGAAACTTGACCAGCAGAATTTAAGAATGCCTGAGCAGATGCATTTTGACCACTCGGTGAAGTTGATATAGAAACATTGGGAACAGTGGAATATCCAACTCCACCAGAAACTATTGATACTGGACCAACAGTTCCTTGTGCAATAACTGCTGTTGCTATTCCTCCCGCACCGCTATTTGATTTAATATTAATTGTTGGTGGTTCTGTGTATCCTATTCCAGGATTTACTACTAATATTTTATCAATAGATTGTCCACTATAACCAGTTCTGCTAGTCATTATAGCAACAGCAGAAGCCTTTATGCCACCAGTTGGTGGTGGAGAGAACTCTATTGTCGGAGTGGAAAGATACCCATAACCATCATTTATTAAATCTATAGAACCCACAGAATAGTAAGAAGGTGGGATATATTGAACTTGTGCAGAAGATAGGTTTAAAGATGCTGTAGATTGTGTCGCTCCAGACCCAACCATTATTAATGTTTGAATATAACCAAAATCCTGAACGCTTTTATCTACAGCATCAATGCCAGTATCAATAACATCATCCTCATACTCATAGAGTTCACATCTTAGTTCATAAACATAAAGATTATTTAATTGATAGAAAGGTCGTTTCCCTTCCACATACTTAACTTCAAATAGAGAATTATCTACTGGCAAGTAAATTAAATCACCTTCTTGTGGTCTGGTTGCTACTTTGATATTATTATCTTCAACTAAAAATGGAGAAACAAAATCTTCATATCTTTCCTTTGATATAATAAAGGTGATTTCATCTGTACTTCTCACTCCAAATTTAGATAGAATATCGCCCTGTCCCCCAAATCCTTCAAAATTATTAATATATGCTTCCAATCTAAAACTATCATCAAACTTAGATACAATAGCTTCAGTGATTATTGTTTTTTCACTAATAAACTTTCTTGGCATATAAACAACATCTTGTCCATATATTTTCAGCTGTTCATTAATTAAATCTTGGACAAGTCTTTGTTCTGATGCAGAACCTTGTAAAAAGTAAGGATTTAAAGGTGCCATATTATCCTATCATATCCATAGGTGGTAATTCGTATTCATTATGAAGTTGTTCTTCCAATTTCTCTAACTCTGCAACAGCGTCATCATATAATTGCCTTCCATTTAATGTAATTCCACCTGGAAGTTGTACTCCATTAAATTTTATCATATTCTGACCCCATTGTTTTTTTATCATTGAAGTTAAGTATTTTTTTAACCACCAATCATTATATATTTTATTGAAATCAGTTGGATCCAATGCTCTAAAACAATCTATAACTAAGAAAGTATCTTCAGATTGTGCTGCCCAATCAAAATCCAAGTATAATCTTCCCTGTTTTTTGTTAAACCTTACTTGCTTTTCTGGAGTTAATAGGAAATCAATATCTTCAAGATATCTTTTTACCATAGAGTATTGCAGTAATTCTATAGAATTAAACTGATACAAATCATTTAAGAATAATTGATACTTAATACTAAACATGCTTCCAGATATAGTGCTACTACTAAATCTGAAGATATTATTCACACCAATTACGTGATCTGGAACTTTTATATAATTTGAATTTTCATAAAAATTAAAACTTGTGGAAACTCCGCTTATAGTAGACGATCCAGTTGTTGTGACTATTCCAACTCCAGGAGTACCGCTTACTTTAGCAGAACCTCTATCGATGTCCTCTTTAGTTATTTTATATTTTAGAAACATTCTCTCAACACCATCATAGTGCCTTTCTTGAAAATATTGAATTGCATCATCAACTAAATCGCTGATTTGATCATCATCTACGTTAATTTCCAAGACAGGATAACCGAGCCTTCTTAAACAATAATCAATTAAACCTTGTCGGCTTGATGGGATTGACATTATTATGCTTTGTATCTTTATGATTATTTATTTAATATTCTCCTCCGTCCAATTCATCAACCGCTTCCCACAATTGGGTAGTGCTTTCGTAGACTAATATATCACCATCTTGTGCCGATGATATATCCAAACCACCCAATTGTGTTATATTAGTTATTGTACCACCTGCTGATACATTTGAAATAACTTTAACTACACTTTGTGGTCCTAAAGAACCAACTAAAAAGTCATCAGATACAGAAGCTTTTATTAAATCTGGATAGTCTAGTTTTACTTGAATTTCGTCCAATTTTTTCAGCTCCTTTGTGTAAATAAGGTATTTCTTCTTGGATATACTTGTCCTGTATTTTTTCTCGAATTGTGTGTAAACTTTGGTTGAGAAACTCCGCTATCTGGACGTTCTTTTTTATAATATAAGTATTTATTTTCAGAACCTTTCAGGGACGTTGTATCAGTATATCCACCCCCAGAATCAAATAACTGACCATTTTTACTATTTTTACTTAAATATTCTTTTATTTCTAACTGAGTCATTCTTGGATATTGCTCTAACATACACGCTAAAACACCACATACCTGAGGTGATGCCATACTGGTGCCATCATATTTCCCAAGAACATACGATGCATTTCTGGAATCAGAGACTGTTGTTATTGTTCCTCCAGTAACTGTGCCATCATGTAAAGCGGATATTATATTATCTCCTGGTGAATATAAATTCACTCTTGGACCAGACTGACTAAATGATGCTTTTGAATCATTTACTAAAGCACTCGCAGCACCAACACATATTGAGTCTCCTCCTGTGACGTTCCAAGAACCTCTATGGTAGTTTCTAGTTGTTCCACTCCAGGTGATAGTATTATCATAGTCAGTTCCTCCGGGAGAATCAATTAGCATATTTGCATTTCCTGCTGCACCAACAAAAAGAACTCCTTCTGCAATTGCATCAATAACATCAGCAACGAGTGCATCAGTCCAAGCTTCAACATAAACATAAATGGTGGTATAGTCAACTAACCCCCAAGTATCTAAATTGCCATTTGTTGTAAATCCACTTGTATAATTATCTCCTCTCCAATTTACATTAGTAATTGTAGTTCTCGTTATTTGATAATATGAAGCCCAACTATTATTACATATTGTTGGATTTTTTATACCAGTTACTGGATTTACTGGCTTATTTCTATGAAATGCTCGAACATAATCAAAAGGATATTGGTCTGCGAGAGTATTTGGATTATTTGAATAAGGACTAATATTGTAAATATTAGCATCTCTTGCCCATCCTTGGGTATTTCCCGCTACAGTTCCTGCGACGTGCATACCGTGATTGTCGTTTGCATTTAAAAGAGAGGAACCAGTAGGATAAACATAGGTTCCATTTGCACCACCAGTAACCTCGCTTGTGTGCTGATACCAGTTATATTGTATAACTCTAGATCCACCAGTTCCATCTGGATTTACTGCAAATTCTGGATGATCTGGATTTAAATGCCCATCCACAATAACTACATCAACATTCTTTCCAGAACTAGTGACAGTAATTGTTCCAGTCTGAGTTGTTGTTCCATTTGAACCCCAATTACTTCTTTGTTCCCCTTCCACGCATCTAAGGAGACCCCAATTTCTATTTGTATTTGCAGATATAGAACTTTTGCTCCATCCCGTTGAAGTTTGTGTATATCTTGGCTTTACTATAATTGAATCTAATTCACTTTTAGGCACTACATTAATTACTCTTGGGTCATTTTTCACAAGAGTTGCTTCTTCTTCTGTTAGTAAATAATTTGTATTTCTACTTATTGGTCTTCTGACGGAAATATCGACACATCTATCTGGTATGTATAAATTTCCTCCAGGAGTTTCCATATCATCATAAAATTCATCAAGCTCCTCGTGGCTTCTTAAAGTTATTACATATTCAGTTAGATTGGTTTCCATTTTAGATTTCTAACTTTAGAACTGTTAATGATAAAGAAATATCAGTAGAAACACCACTATTATTAACTACTTTTAAATACATTTGTTCTGAAACCGGACTATCATCATTAAATCCTATCACTCCAGGCGTAAATTTTTGAGAAGTATATGATGTGCTTATAAACTCCGAAATAACTCCAGAACCTGGAAGTGGATCTGTATCTTGATCTCTTGTCGAATCATTAGTTCTACTTGTAGAATCTGTGTATATAGTGACCCAAGATCCTGCTGATGTCTCTATTTTTTGAAGGAGATACGATTTATGTCCAGTTATTTCTAGGTTAGTAGTTGCACCTATACCCAAAACACCAGTGCTTGCTGTTAAAACACTTCTTGAAGAAAGTCCAACTGCACCAGAGAATCCCTGAATTCCTTGAATACCTTGGAAAGAAGCAGTGCCAGACTGTCCTTGAATTCCTTGAGTTCCTTGAGTTCCTTGTGCTCCTTGAATGCCTTGAATACCTTGAAATGATACCGTACCGTCATTGCCTTGAATTCCTTGTGCCCCCTGAAATCCCAAATTGCCCTGCAATCCCTGAATACCTTGAGTTCCTGCACCAGTGTTACCTTGAATGCCTTGGTTTCCTTGTATTCCTTGTGTTCCTTGAATTCCTTGAGTACCTGCTCCAGTATTACCTTGAATTCCTTGGTTTCCTTGTATTCCTTGCGTTCCTTGAATCCCTTGAGTTCCCAAAGTTCCTGCATTTCCTTGGATACCTTGCAATCCCTGAAATACTGCTTCTCCAGAAGTTCCCTGTATCCCCTGAAAACCAGTAATTCCTTGAATTCCCTGGGAACCACCTATACTATATGAAGAGCTATACGATACAGTAGAAACTCCACTTACTGTCACGCCAGGAGTGACAAGAGCACTTCCCTCAATTACCCTACTAGTTTTTGAACCATCGAATAAAACTAAATCATATGAATATCTTCCTGGT